TTAGGAGATTTTCAAGAATATAATAAAAATATAAACTATATACCATCATCAACTAATCAATATATATATAATTTTACAAATAATAAAAAAATTCAACCAATAAAGAAAGGATATTAATATATGAAATTAAATGATAATAGTCAACAAGATAGTATATTCAGAATTGAAATTACCTTAGACGAAGATTATAAAACTCAATTTCAAAGACTTAAAAAGAAATATGGAGAAGAAATGTTTGAGATTGAAGGGTTAGATAAAGAATCACTTAATATAACTCATTTTTTTAAGAAGTTTATGAATAGTGATAATGTAGCTAATGCTTCGATAGATGACAATAGTAATGTTACAGATAAAAATGTGTCTATAATGCTAAGTGAAAGTAGAAAACCTTATAATAAATTGTTATCACATAATAAAATTTACATAGAATTAAAAGAAAATTTCGGTAAAGAAATTGCAGATAAATGGTTAGAGTTACAAATTAATGGTGCTTTATATTCCCATGATTCACATGAATCAACACTTAAAAGTTATTGTTTTGCATTTTCATTAAAACCAATTGTTGAGAATGGTTTGTATTTTATTGATATTATGAAAGCTAAACCTGCAAAACATTTAGATACATTTAATCATCATGTTCTTGAATTTGTATCTTATGCAACTAATATGCAATCTGGAGCAGTCGGTATACCTGATTATTTAATTTATGCATACTATTATTGGCAAAATGATGTTAAAACTGGTTATGTTATGGATGCAGAAGTATATAAAAAACAAAAATGGCAAGAAATATTATTTAATTTGAATCAACCTTATTTAAAAGGTGGAGAACAGAGTGTATACACAAATTTTAGTATTCTTGATAGAGAACATATTTTAGGACTTTTAGGAGCAGAAACATTTCCAGATGGTAGTTTAATTATTGATCATTTAGAAGAAATTATTCAATATCAAAAAGATTTTCTTGATTATGAAAGAGAAGTAAGATATGAAAAATTCTTTACTTTCCCTGTAATTTCAGCAAGTTTATTGTTTCAAAATGGTAAATACATTGATGAGGATATGGCTAAATTTGTTAATAAACATAATATGACATGGCAAGATGTAAATATTTATAATGCTAAAGAAGTGGATGGAATGTCTAGCTGTTGTCGGTTAACATCTTCATTAAAAGACATCCAAGATAATACTGAAGAAGATTTAAAAGGTCATTTTAATTCTATTGGTGGATCATCAATATCTATCGGTAGTACAAAAGTTAATACCTTAAATTTAGTTAGGATAGCACTTGAAGCAAATGGAGATTTTAGAAAATATAAAAAAATCTTAAAAGATAGAATTGATATATCACATAAATATTTATATGTACAAAGAGAAGTATTAAAGAAAAATATTGTAAAAGGATTGTTGCCACTATACTCATATGGTCTAGTAGATTTAAAAAGACAGTTTAGCACTATTGGTATTACAGGAGTTTTTGAAGCTATTAAATTACTTGGTGGAATTGGTGAAAATGCTACTGGTGTTTATTATAATGAAAATGGTTTAGAATTTGCAAAGGAAATATTAAATATTATTAATGAAGCAAATAAAACTACAAAAAAACTATATGGTTATAATGCTAACACCGAACAGATTCCTTCGGAATCATGTGCTATTAAAATATGTAAAAAAGATAAATTAATTTTTGGTCAAAATAGTATTGACACATATATTTATGGCAATCAATGGATACCACTTAATCAACAATGTGATATAATGGAAAGAGTAAGAGTGGCATCTCTATTAGACAATGCTTGTGGTGGTGGTGTTATGTTACATATAAATCTTACAGAATCATTTAAAGATGAAAATCAAGCATGGATATTAATGAATAAACTTGCAAATGAAGGGATTATATATTTTAGTTTTATTTCTAAAATTAATGTATGTAAAAATGATCATTCATTTTATGATCATAAATGTCCTATTTGTCAAGGAGAAGTAGTAGATAGTTATATAAAAATTGTTGGGTAAACTAAAATGCCCCTATATTATTAATATAGAAAAGTCGGTGAACCTAGAAATCTAGGGTGTATAGTCAACGATTAGGAACTACAGGAAATGGTAGTTAATGACTATGCTAACAGGGGAAGCCTAAACGAGAAATCGCATGGTAATCCTGTGCCAAGCATGAAAGGAAACTTTCTTGAAGGTCAAACGACCAAGATATACGACCTAAATTCATTATGAATATGGTTATGAAATCTGTACAAATAAGGTGGAATTCTTTATTTGGAAGTGCCGACATAAATTCACAAAACTACAAATTCAATTTAGTTAATATAAATAAAATATAGTATGAAGGAGGTGAAATTAGAGATGGGTATAGTTTATAAAGTATATAATAAAATAAGTAATAAAGTATATATTGGTCAAACAATTAATACACTAGAAGAACGAAAATATCATCATTATTATTCTTTACGATATAATTATAATAATCATTTTAAAAATGCATTAAAAAAATACAACGAAGATGATTGGGAATGGGAAATTATAGATGAAGCAGACGATATAGAAATATTAAATTTAAAAGAAGAAAAATGGATCAAATATTATAATACTACTGACAGAGAGTGTGGATATAATTCAATCGAAGGTGGTAATAATAGAAAATTCAACAATGAATTAAAACAAAAATTAAGCGATTCTCAAAATAAAAGATTTGAAGATGAAAATGAGAGAAATAAAATAAGAGAATCATTACAATTATATAGGGAAGAACATCCCGAAATATTAATCAAACATAGTGAAAAGATTAAAGAATTTTATATAGAAAATCCTCAAGTAAAAATAGAACATAGTAAGTTTATGAAAGAATATTATTCAAACATTGAAAATAGGGAAAATATAAGTAAAATAAAAAAAGAATTTTATAAAAACAATCCAGAAAAAAGTAAAGAACATAGTAAAAAGATGAAGCAATTATATATAAATAATCCAGATTTAACAAAAAGAAAATATAAAAAGATTAGATGTATTGAAACAGGAGTTATATATGATAGTATAAAACAAGCTGGCACAAAATTAGGAATTTTACCTTCTAATATAACTGCTGTTTTACATGAAAGGAGAAAACATACCCATAATTTAAGATTTGAATTTGTAGATTAATAAAATATTTGTGAATTTATATGATATGGTCTAACCCCTTAAAATATGTTGAAAAACAGGGTATAAAGTGATTTAGTTAAAACTTCATCATACAAAAAAGAAAGAGCAAAAGAAATGGAAGAAAGGGTATTTTATAATTTAAAATAAAATATTATAATAAAGGAGAATGTATATGACAAACAAATTACAAATCAAAGTAAAATATTTAGATGATTCTATCACAAAATTAGAAAAAATTGCTCAAGGAGATTGGATCGATTTACGTTCTGCCGAAGATATTACAATGAAACAATTTGATTTTAAACTTATTCATCTTGGTGTAGCAATGCAATTACCAGAAGGATATGAAGTAAATATTGTACCTCGTTCAAGTACATACAAGAATTTTGGAATCTTACAAACTAATTGTTTTGCTGTAATTGATGAATCTTATTGCGGAGACAATGATTGGTGGCGTTATCCTGTAGTAGCATTAAAAGATACTGAAATCAAAAAAGGTGATAGAATTTGTCAATTTAGAATTAATAAAAAAATGTCTGAATTAGAAATTGCAGAAGTAGAAATATTAGGTAATAAAGATAGGAATGGATTAGGTAGTACAGGAGTTAAATAGTGGTCTAAATAATTAACTAACTATTTTAGCAGGGACTAAAAATCCCTGCTAAATATTAAATAAAAATAGAAAATAATGAAAAATAACTATTGACAAAATATAAAAATAAATGTAAAATAACTACATAGAAAGGACAACCAATGGAAGAAAAAAAATTTAAATGTATTAAAGAAAAATGTTTTCTATATTTTTCTAGTGATGATTACTACGAAGTTTGTCAATTAGTAAGTAAATATGTTCTAATTGATAAATGTTATGGTATTAAAGAAATTCCTAATAAAAAAGAAGAAGTTGTTTGTAAAATTGCAAAATTAACAAATGAATTAAATTATTTACAAGAGTTGGAGATTTTAATTAGGAACAATCAAGATTAAAAATGAATATAGTGAATCAATTATATTAAAATATAAACATAAAAGGAGAGTCAACCTATGACAACCTCTATCAAAGATCAATTTATTCAAAACTTAATCAACGAATTAAATAATGAGAATGAAAATAGAATATATCACGACAAAAAACCTTTAGACATCTCCTATATAATCTCAGTAATAGATCAACAAATTGAAAATTGTAAAGAATTTATTGACGATATTACTAGGCATACATATTGCATTAACAGTTATGATGAAGATTATTCTGGAGGTTATACAAATGGTAAAATTAAAATATTAATTGAAAAATCAGAAGATGAAAAAGAATCAGAACATTGGGTAGATGTATACTATGATTATTGTTACTATATAGAATTTTTACACGATGAAAGACATTGGGGTTATTGTGAATGTAGTCCTGAAGATAAAGGGTATAATGAAAAATATAAATGCTGTGGAAATGGGTGCGATTGGAATTCCCCTGCTTTTAGTATAGAAAAAATTGTTAGTTTAGGCAATTATGCATGGGTTGGGCAAGAAAAAGATTATTGGAAATATGAAGAACAATTTGAATCAAATGAACAAAATAAAAATACAGAAGTAGAAAAATTCAAATTAGAACAAGAAAAACAATATTTAAAAGATAGAATTAAAGAGTTACAAGAAGAATTAAGTAAATTAGAAAATGAGACACAATTTGGAAATTTAAAATTAGTTAAATAATTAATACAATATAAATATGTTTATAAAGGAGATAAAATATGCCTGAATCAGCACAATTAATTGAAACAAATAATTCTACTAATCCCCATCACATTGCAATCGAAAATCCAGAATCTACTTGTTTTAATTGTATTCAATCATATCCACAAATACACATAATCCACATTCCACAACTTAATCATTCCAGTGAGTTTACTAACTTTTCAAGTAGACTAAATCTATGCCACACATGCCTATCTCTAACAAATCCTAATTGGTGGAAATTAGAAATTATAAAAACATATTCAGAAGATAATATGATGCAACTAAATTATAAATACGAAAATGAAATATTAGAATTCATCAACAAAATGCCACTCTCTGGTCAAGAATTGTTTTATGCTAGATTTGGTCAAGGTGTACGTTCTAATCTTATGAAAGGTCAAGATTGGATCGACTATACACTAGGAATATTGCCACATGAAAAATGCAAAGAATACGGTTATTACTCACCACAAGAAATTAAAGCATACCAAGAAAGATTTCCAATTTGCGAACATCCAGTAAATAGAATTTATGATGATGAATCAAAAAATACTTGGTGTCCATTTGGTGCTATTGGAGAATACAATCAAAAATGCTATGATAAAAGTTCTGATGACAATTGTTATGAATGTGAATATTTTCAAGAAAGAATTAGTCCTATAAAAGATATTATGGAATGTGATTGGAATGATTATAAAGTATATTACAAAAGTAAAATAAATGAAAATAAATATAAGAAAATGTTTGAAGAAGGTGAATTATTATAATATATTATTTTGCAAGTCAAAAAGATTTTGATGGAATAGAATTATATCCAAGAATACCAGAAAGCAGAATGAATAATGAAGATGATACAATTCCAAGAATATGTGTATCTAAAAGTATTAATGGATGTTTAACTGGTACTCAATGCTATGGTTTAGGTGATATTGTAAATATATATAAATGCGAAAGTAATAATGTTATTCAACCATCTATAGAA